CAAGCGGCCAGCACCATGTCGCCAGCGGCGTCAGTGGCATCAAATGCCGCCGTGATCTATCGCGGCGTGGCAGCGGCGGCGGCGCAGGCCACTCTCGCGGCCAGATCGCAGCGCCGCTTCGTAACTAGCGCCGCCACGGTCATGTCTGCTATAATCGCGGCAAGCGCTCGCTATAAGTGGCTCGACGAGGCCGTCACAGCCGAGACGTGGACGGGGGCCGGATCGGCATCCGACACTTGGACACCGGCAGCGGCATCCTCCGACATTTGGACGCAGCGGGCCGCAGCATCAGACACATGGACGCCAGCCGCGTCCGACGCAACAGATTGGACGGAGACATAGATGGCAACGACAAATCAGGGCTGGGCGTTGCCCACGGTAGGTGGCTCGCAGGACACTTGGGGATCCACGCTCAACACGACCATTCAGGCGATTGACACGCTTGTTGGCGGCGTCTCGGCGGCCGAGATCGCAAAGCTCGACGGCATGACGGCGTCTCAGGCGGAGCTTAACAAGCTGACCGGAGTGACGTGGTCACTCACCGGCTTCAACGCTCTCACCGCCACCGTCGCCGAGCTAAACTACGTCGACGGCGTGACCAGCGCGATCCAGACCCAGCTAAACGGCAAGGAGCCTGTCGACGCCGAAATCCTCCGCGCCGACACCGACGACAACCTGACCGCTGGCTACACCGCCACGGCTGACAACGACGGCACGATCTCGAGCGGCACATACACGCCCTCGCCAGTTGGTGGCAATCTGAAGCGCATCGTCAACGGCGGCGCGTTCACGCTGGCCGCGCCCACCTACGCGGGCGACTACACCATGATCATCCAGATGACGAACAACGCAACGGCTGGGACAATTACCGCGACTGGCTTCACGAAGGCAAGCGGCGACCCAACGACCACCACAAACGGCCACGATTTCCTGCTGCACATCGTCAAGATCAACAACTTCAAGACCCTCTACATCGAGGCGTTGCAATAATGTTCGCAAGCCAGTCCTCATCATCGCGAGGCAGGCCGATCACGATGGCCTTTGTCAACACATATGGCACAAACGGGTCTACCGCGTCTGGGACTACGCGGACATACACAGTTTCGTTTGGCGCGGCCGAAGCCAGCCGCGATGGCGTTCTGTTCTTCATTGCGGCAGGTGGAAGGGGCGCTCTGCCAGACTTTACTGTGACGCTAGACGGCGTTTCGCTGACCCCTATCTCAAATTTCAGCGGGACAACGTCAAACCGCATGAGGTCCAAGGCGTTTTACGCAAAGAATGTGTCTGGCACGTCTGGATCGCTTGCCGTGACCATTTCCGGCACAACCGTCTACTACGTCAGGGCAGACACGTTCACCGTCTGGGGCGGCACTCCGAAGGTGGAAAGCTCATACACTGTCAACACGTCAACGGATGCGTCTACGGCTTCGCGCACCGCCACCTGCTCGCTCTCCAAGAGGGGATATCTGATCGGTCACTTTGGTGAGTTGGAAAACAACGGCCTTCTCTACTGGGAATACCACAACTCGGCCTGCTCTTTTGATTTCTTCCCAAGTGGCGTTACTGGTGAGCAGATAACGGTGGGGACTGGTTCGAAATCAGCAGCCGCGGGGGATAGCGTCAATGCCTTGGCTGTCGTCGGCGCGACTGAGGTCGGGTCAAGGAAGTATACCCACGCCTCATTCAACTATGACCAAGGGTCGACCTTGAACGTCATCGCAGTCACATCCGCGTGAGGGACACATGGCACTCGTCGAGATAAAGCCCCCCGCCGGTTTTCACAATCACGGCACCGACCTCGAGAGCGAGGGCCGCTGGCGCGATGGCAACCTCGTCCGCTGGCACGAGGGCAGCTTGCGCCCGATCCGTGGCTGGGCGGCCCGCAATGCCTCGGCGGAATACAGCGCCGCGCCTCGCGGAATGCTCGCGTGGCAGGATAATAGCCTATCCCGCTGGATCGCGGCTGGCACCTACAACAAGCTCTACGTCACGACATCAGGCGGCGTCACATACGACATCACGCCCGCTGGCCTGACCGCTGGCGTTGAGGACGCCACGGTCAACACGGGCTACGGGGGCGGCTTTTACGGCACCGGCTACTACGGCCAAGCACGCCCCGACACCGGCAACTATGGCGAGGTCACGACGTGGGCGCTCGACACCTACGGCCAGTATCTCGTCGCCTGCTCAAGCGCCGACGGCAAGCTCTACGAGTGGCAGCTTAACACCAGCACCCCTGCGGCGGTCATCACCAACGCGCCGACCGACAACCTCGGCCTGATCGTGACTGAGGAGCGCTTCCTGATGGCGCTAGGGGCTGGCGGGGATCCCCGCAAGGTGCAGTGGTGCGACTTCGAGGACAACACCCTCTGGACACCGGCCTCGACCAATCAGGCTGGCGACCAGCTACTCCAGACGACTGGCCAAATCATGTGCGCCGCTCGGACGCAGGGCCAGACGCTGATCGTGACAGATCAGGACGCGCACCGCGCCGTCTACGTCGGGGCGCCGTTCATCTACCAGTTTTCTAGGGTCGGCACAGCCTGCGGCGCAGTCTCTCGCAAGGCCATCGCCGACACGGCTGGCGGCGTCTACTGGATGGGCCAGCGCGGCTTCTACTACTACGACGGCTCCCGCGTTCAGGAGGTGCCATGCCCAGTGTGGGATCGCGTCTTCCTCAACATCAACACCGCGCAGGTCACCAAGTCGTGGGCCGTGGCCAATGGCCAGAACGGCGAGGTGTGGTTCTTCTACCCGTCCGCCAACTCCACCGAGATCGACAGCTACGTCGCCTACGACTTCCACGACGGCCACTGGCTCGTCGGCTCTCTTGACCGCACGGCTGGCGTGGATCGCGGCATCTTCCGGCAGCCCGTGTGGGCCTCGTCGGCTGGCCGCCTCTATGACCACGAGACGGGCTTCAACTACGACGGGGCCGAGGTCTACGCCGAGAGCGGGCCGTTCCGCATTGGCGCTGGCGACAATATCGCATCGGTCAGTGAGCTTGTGCCTGACGAGCTTAACCTT